TATAATAGAGGAGTATGAAAATATACTGTCGTAAATGTGGAATACCCACTGATTACTCGGTAAAAATGCCATCTTTTTGCTCTGGCTGTGGAAAACCACTAAATGCCTCTGCTGCAAGGATGGGTAAACAACCGAAACCCGAACCGGAACCTGAGGAAGAAATCTCCGTAGATTTACCTCAGATTTCCAAATTGGATATAGATATAGATGTCTACGGGAGTAAAATAAGATTTGGAGATATCGTTGGCACCAAAGGCCAAGGGTTCACAAGAGATGTCCCTTCAAACTCAGAAAGAGACTCGATGCGAAGTGATTTCTTTAAAGAAGCTGGTGGAATAGAGGCACCGAAAAACCCAGAGTAACTTTTTGAAGTCACGTCCGAAGACCATCCCTAAAGCAAGAAAGTCTGCAAAGCGGAGTGACTCTAAGAAAGAAGTATCTAGACCAAAGTTTGAAGATTGCATAGATGAGATAGACAACGAAATAAGGAAAAGAAGAAACAAATGGACCTTAACTATTTTAGCTTGGATGGACTTCGACGATGTATCTCAAATCTTGAGAATTCATATATACAAAAAATGGGAACTTTATGACCCATCGAAACCACTTGGACCTTGGCTAAATAGGCTAATTTCCAACCAGATAAAAAATCTGATAAGAAATAACTATGGTAATTTTTCAAGACCATGTTTAAAATGTGCAGCGTCAGAAGGAGAAGACTTATGTCGCATATACGGAAAACAGGATAATAGTTGTCCTTTATACAAACACTGGGAAGTAACAAAAAAATCAGCCTACAACGCAAAACTTCCACTAGCACTAGAAAACCACGCCCAAGAAGTTTATAACAAGTATGGAGACAGTTACGATATAGAAACCGCTGCCGTAAAACTACATGAAAAAATGAACAGCATTTTAAAACCGATAGAGTGGAAGGTATATAAACACCTGTACATAGAATACCTCTCTGAAGATCAAACTGCAAAAAAAATGGGTTACAAAACCAACGAGCAGAACAGGTCACCCGGATATAAACAAATCAAGAATATTAAAAAAAGCATAATAGAAAAAGCCAAAAAGATTCTCCAAGAAGGAGACATAGATTTCTTTTGACATGAACGAAGTACAATTAAACAAGGAACAAGAAAACATCATTATGGAAGAGTGGAATTCTCACCCTGATGATCCACCCGCCTTATTGGACTTGATTAAAAAGGCTTTTCCAAATGACGACTTTGACGGAAGAAGCAAGGAGGGAAGAGCAGTAAAAGCATTTTTGGCAACTAGAGAAATCCGCGCAAGGGGTGCTCATGAATATCAACCGAAAAGAAAAATAAATCTTTCCGATGAGGATAAAGAGTTTCTTCAAAACAATGCGTCAGTCATGAAACCATTGGAGCTAACTAGAGTTGTGTTTAAGGACAATTCTTTAAGTAATCTAAGTCAAGAAGCAAGATGCGTCACTGAATATTTAGGAACGTTGCCTAGTGAATCATTGCTTATGCCACTTAGCGAAGAGGTTAGCAGCGAATACAAGACGCCTAAAACGTTCGCTTCGTCTTTAGCCCGAATCAATAGATACGTTCACCCGCCTCTTGATAAAGATAAGATGAGTCCAGCGCAGAGAAAAGCTGTTAATGCGTTAATAGGCTACCTTCTGACATATAGGTTTACCCACCAGATAAATAGTTACATAACTCCTAGCGACAGAGATTTATTTGAAAGTAGTTTCATTCGTTATACTCACGACAAATATGATTTGACACAAGAGGAAGTAGACCAATATATAGTATTGTCATGCGAGGTCGTTATAGCTTCAACTGTCCAATTAAGAGTTGAGAGGTTAAGTAACCTTATGGACACTTCAGCGGACGACACGGACGGAAGAAGAATGTCTATGAGTTTGATAGAAGCAATTTCTTCATGCCAGACAGAATACAATCAATGCATTAACCGACAAACAAAATTACTAAATGACCTTAAAGAAAAAAGGAGCACGAGACTCAGTAAAGAACTTAAAAATAACGCCAGCATTCTAAACCTAGTAGAGATGTGGAAAGAAGAAGAGTCACGCAAGAAAATGATAAAGTTAGCCGAGATAAGAAAAACAGTCCTCACTGACGAGGTTGAACGGCTAACCACAATGGACGAACTCAAAGGCAAGATACTGGGATTAAGCGAGGACGAAGTTTTAAATGGTTAAGTGCGAAATATGCGGAAAAGAGTTTAAGTCGGATCGTTCTCTTCATGCCCACCTTAAGGCGCATAAGATAACCGTGGTGGAATACTATCAACAATTTTTCCCGCGTTTCGATCTGTATAGCGGAGACCCAATTGAGTATAAGAGTAAAGAGCAATATTTTGAGGTGGCCTTTAATTCTCCATTGAACTTCAGAAAATGGAGGGAAGAAGCCCCCACGTACACGGTAAGAAAGTTCTGTTTGGAAATGATTCGAAAGAGAATCAAAAAGAAGAACATGCAATATTCAATGTGTCAGGTAGAGTTGAGAAGTCTTAAATATCCCGCTATAAATGAGTTAAATCGCATTTTTGGAGACTATTATGATACATGCTCAGAGCTTGGGTTAGAAAACAAATATAAAAAAACTTTTTTATTCAAGGACAATCAACAGAAGGATGACCTTGTTATCTACGTGGACACAAGAGAAAAAAACCCACTTAAGTTTAATACCAAAACAGAACTAAAGGGGCTTAAGTTCGGTGACTACGCATTAAGCACCGAGGACGATAGGTATACATGTAGGATAGAAAGGAAATCGTTGGCTGACTTCGTCGGAACACTTAGGCCAGACAACTACGAAAGGTTTCGCAGGGAGATAGAAAAAGCGCAGGAAGCTAATGCTCTTTTGGTAATACTGATAGAGCAGGATTTTAAACACGCGCTTTCTTTCGGCTACTTAAGAAAAAAACACAGCAAAGAAAGAATATTTAAAAATACGAAGGTCACTTCTCAATATATTTTGAGAAGAGTGAGAGATTTAATATATGAGTATCCATTGATACAATTTCTTTTCGTGGACGGCAGACGAGAGGCTTCTAGAGTAGTTGAAAAAATTTTTAGTAACGAGAAAACCGTAAGACACGTTGATCTACAATTAGCTTACGATTCAAAAAAACTATAATGTGGTATTGCCCAGACAAATATAAAGTAAAGCTAAAAGATATCAACAAAGGGATGTTGGCATTAAAAGGCGAGCTTAAGGATAAGGAAGCTAAAATCTCTCTAGCTATATTTCTTCGTGCAAACTTGGGGTTTACTACTGAGTTAATTTCTGGAATCAAACTCGCGCCGTATCAAGAAGTCACACTTAAAGGATTTATGAACCGAAATTTTTCAATGTGCGTTTGGGGCCGTGGTTGTGGAAAAACATTTATCGCCTCTGTGTTTTGTTTTCTTCAGTGTATATTTAACCCCGGAACAAAAATACTTGTTGCTGGCCCTACATTTCGTACCGCTAGATTTATTTTTAATAATTTAGAAAAGCTTGTTGAATCGAAAGGTGCGGAACTTCTCGCTCAGGCTTTCGGGGCAAAAATGAAAAGAAACGACCAATATGAGTGGCATATTAATGGCGGGACCATAACAGCGATACCACTTAACGGCGAAAAGATTCGTGGTTTTCGCGCCAATGTTTTAGTTCTTGATGAGTATTTGCTTCTTCCAGAAGACATCATAAAAACAGTCCTAATGCCGTTCTTGGTTGCTCCTCAAAACATGAAAGAACGAATTGAAATACGCGAAACAGAAGACAAACTTATAAAACTGGGAGCTATGGAAGAAAAGGACAGGATGGTATTTGAAAACGACAGTAAGATGATAGCCCTTTCTTCTGCGAGTTATACTTTTGAAAATCTTTATAAAACATACAAAGAGTGGACCTCGAAGATAGAGGACAAAGAATTAACAGGTCTAGACAGTAAATACTTTATTTCACAATTAGGTTACGAGGCATTACCAGAGCACATGATTGATAAGACTATTATCGAGGAAGCACAGAGCGGAGGGCAAAGTCATTCTTCTTTTCAACGAGAGTATTGTGCTCAATTTTCAGATGGAAGTGATTCTTATTTCAGTGCGAAAAAAATGCATGAATGTACTGTACCGGATGGTCAAGAGCCCACAACGTTAGTAAAGGAGAACAAGGGCTCAACATATATTTTGGGTATTGATCCGAGTTTTAGTAATAGTCCTTCATCTGATTTTTTTGCTATGTCTCTTGTCGAGGTTGACGAAGAAACAAAGACAAGTGTTTTGGTTCATTCTTATGCGGTTGCTGGTGGAGACCTTAAAGACCATATTAAATATTTAAACTACCTAACTGATT